CAGACGGCTGGAAAAGCTATGGTTATGGTGTTGAAGCTATTTTGGGTGATGGAACTGTCGTATTTACTAAGGATATGGGAAAGTATTTACACTATGGCGTTCGATAAATACAAGAAAGGATAAATGAGATGCCTAAAGATACACTAGACGAAACTCTTGGTGTTGTTGATAAACTTGTAATACAAGACCTGTGCGGTGACGGCAGATCAACTATTGCTGGGCCCGTTGGCTCTCATGATCCTGTAATGTACGGTGCAGATGAGTTGCTGGAAGATGTGGAGAAGGATTATGAGTACCAAAGAGATAACTTCTACAAATTGGTGGACAGGGGGAGTGTGGCCATTGACGGCATCCTTGAACTTGCCAAAGAGTCAGAACACCCCAGAGCCTACGAAGTCGCTGGAAACCTCATCAAGCAAGTTGCAGACGTTACTGAAAAACTTGGAGATTTACAGGAAAAAATGCGAAAGTTAAAAGAGGTTCCAGAGACTGGCCCTAAAAATGTCACTAATGCACTATTTGTAGGTTCGACTGCTGAATTGCAAAGAATAATAAAGGAGAAGAAATAATGCCTGATAATACTGTTGGTTTAGTTTTAGGATTGTTCCTTATTGCGGCTGTGATGTGGGGCATCTTTAGTATGGGTGTTTGGTAATGTACGAATACAACTGTAAAATAGATAGAGTTGTTGATGGAGATACCGTTGACGTTGATATTGATTTAGGTTTTGATGTATGGATGTTGAAACAACGTATTCGTTTGTACGGCGTAGATACACCAGAATCTAGGACAAGAGATAAAGTAGAAAAGGTCTTTGGCAATCTTGCAAAAGAATTTGTTGAAAAAAGACTTCCTGTAGGCTCTAAACAAGTATTAAGAACAAAACTTGATGGTAAAGGAAAGTTTGGTCGTATACTTGGTGAGTTTGTTATAGATGAAACAACCATTAATAGGTTGCTCATTGAATCAAATAATGCAGTAGAATATCACGGTCAATCTAAGGAAGCTATCGAAGAAGAACATCTAGAAAACAGAAAAAAACTTCAAGGTACGTTATGCCTGGGCTCGCCGTTTCAATGACTGACGCCGTTTATTTGGGAAACCCAAACCTAAAGAAAGCTAACGTCACTCAAGAGTGGACAAAAGAAGAGGTTGAGGAGTACACCCGATGTATGAAAGACCCGATATACTTTATCCAGAATTATATTAAAATTGTTTCTCTGGATGAAGGTCTTGTGCCTTTTGATTTATACGATTTTCAGAAAGAGATGGTGGGAACCTTCCATAATAATCGTTTCACGATTTGTAAGTTACCTCGACAGTCTGGAAAGTCCACCACTATTATTGCATATCTTCTTCACTATGTTTTATTCAATCCTACTGTTAATGTCGCTATCCTTGCAAATAAGGCCGCAACTGCTCGTGACCTTCTTGGTCGTTTACAGTTGGCGTATGAACACTTGCCTAAGTGGTTACAACAAGGCGTGATGAGTTGGAACAAAGGTTCCTTGGAGTTAGAAAATGGTTCAAAAATTCTTGCAAGTTCCACTTCGGCTAGTGCTGTTCGTGGTGGTTCATATAACATTATTTTCCTTGATGAGTTTGCTTATGTTCCAGCTAACGTAGCGGAACAATTTTTTAGTTCTGTTTATCCTACAATTTCTTCTGGTAAAACAACCAAAGTAATGATCGTATCCACACCACATGGTATGAATATGTTCTACAAATTGTGGGTTGATGCAGAGGAACAGAGAAATGAATATGTCCCGATTGAGGTGCATTGGAGCGAAGTTCCTGGCCGTGATGAAAACTGGAAAGCACAAACAATTAAAAACACCTCAGAGTCACAATTCAACACTGAATTTGAGTGTGAATTCTTGGGTTCAATTGACACACTTATCACTCCCGCCAAATTACGAACACTTGCTTATCGAGCACCAGTAAGTTCTAATGCTGGATTAGATGTACACGAAAAACCAAAAGAAGGTCGCACATATTTTCTGTCAGCAGACGTTTCTAGGGGAACATCAAACGATTATTCAGCGTTTACAGTAATTGATGTTACAGAGATGCCGTATAAAATAGTTGCGAAATATAGAGATAATGAGATTAAACCCCTAATATTTCCTAGTAAAATTTACGATGTAGCGAGAGCCTACAACCAATCATACGTTTTAATAGAGGTAAATGACATAGGAGAACAGGTGGCAAATACTCTACAGTTCGACTTAGAGTATGACAACCTTTGTATGGCTAGCATGCGTGGCCGTGCAGGCCAAGTCCTTGGCGGGGGGTTCTCAGGGGGAAAAGCTCAATTGGGAGTAAGAACAACTAAAGCCGTAAAAAAGATAGGTTGTTCTAATTTAAAACAGATGGTCGAGGATAATAAAATAATTATAGAGGATTATGAGGTTATAAACGAATTATCTACGTTTATTGTTAAGGGACAGTCTTTTGAAGCAGATGAAGGATGTACAGATGACCTTGTAGCGTGTCTATTTACGTTTGCATGGGCTACAGATCAGACATATTTTAAAGAACTAACAAACGTAGACATGAGACAGACTATGATGAAAGAACAACAAGACGCACTGGAGCAGGATATGGCTCCTTTTGGATTTGTTGTAAATGGTTTGGAAGACGAGAACATTGGTGAGGTTGTTGATGAATACGGTACAAGATGGAATCCAGTTGTAAGGGATTATGGATCAAATTGGTAAATTAAATGGACAATAGTTTAGTATGGTGGACAGGTGATTTTAATTCACTTATGAAAGATTGGGTGATTAATAATAGACCAGACCTTTTAGATAGTTTAAATAATTCTATATTATTAGAAAAAGAAATGTGGGTTGAGATAGGTCACAATGCGTACCGTTTTGCTGTCTTAACTGGGCTTATGGATAGAAAACACGAAACACAATTCATGTACAATACCAAATTTGATCATGAATGGATTCCATACGAAGAACATCCTAAACAATCTTTTACAGACTGCATGTTTGATGCTGCAAAGTCTGTTGCAGACGAGGGTAAAACTATAGACCTTTTTTATTCTGGAGGTCTGGATAGTAATGCAATGTTAATTGCATTTAATGAACTTGGATTACATAAACAACTTCGTGTTATTATGGGTGGTTCGCCAGAAAGTCCAGAGTTATTTGATAAACTTATTAAAGGAAGAATTGATTATGTATTTGCCGACCCGAACACTCAGACTGAAACATATAGTCTTGCAAAACCAGATGAACATGTTTGGACAGCGGGAATAGAAGCTGACTTCATGTTTGGTGGAACAAATTTATTTAGTATAGATATTGACATAAAAGATTATATGAGAAGTTGGAACTTTAAACGTAGATATAATTGGTCAAACAGATTGTTTCGAATGATAGGAAATTGTAATTTGAATTGGGTTGATATTAGAAACCACAAATCTTTCTTTACACACCCATCCATTGAAAAATTTGTTGTCAATTATACATTATCAGGAGAAATGGTTTTTTATAATTTAGCGGATTCAGGGTGGGATAATTCTGGCCAGCCTGGTCTTGCTCAGTGGCTTAGAACTGTTGGTCTAGGAGATAAACACTCAAAAAATCAAAAACATTACTTAACATGTAAAATGCCCATAAGAGATTTTGTATATAATTTCACAAAGGATAAAACTATATCATATGATGCACCAAAGGTGATAAGCATATTTAGAATGAAATTTGATAAATCATCAGACCCATCTGTGACCCATATAAAAAAACTCATGCCGGAATCAAGAAATATCGCAATAACTGGTGAGGGTGTGGTTATTACAAGAGATAATTTTTCAGATTATGATTGGTCAGAATATATTCCCAATCTTTAATATTAAAGTTTTGTTACATTTCACTTTTCGTTGATACATATTAGCATAATGACAAAAACAAAACTCTGGAAGAAGGTAAAGAAAATGGACTTAGGTAATCCTATAATCACCACCCTTGTTGGGCTGGTGGTTTTTTATATTGGTTTGAAAATGTTTTCGGGTGGAATGAAGTCAATGGGCAATATGGATCATCTCTCATTTTTCATCCACAATCCTTACTGGATGTTTCTTGGTGGGATATGTATGACACTATTATGGCAATCATCATCCCTATCAACAACAGCGATAATTGCTCTTGTTGCGTCAGGTGCAGTTCCACTACCAGCTGCAATTGCAGCGGTGTTAGGTGCAAACATTGGAACAACTGGAACTATATGGTTGGCTGGTGTTTTTGTATCTGATGGTATGCCGAAAGGTGATACTTTAAGAATTGCAATGGCACATACAGGGGTTAATATGTTTATGGCATTGACTCTGTTACCTTTTGTACATCCTATTGCGAGACTCTTGACAAGGTTCTAGAACCAAATAAAAATAAAAGGTATAACATATAAAGGCCACGCAACATACATTGATGTTAGAGATGTAGTTATAGGATTGCTGTCTGCTATTTTAGCTGCACCATACGATGCGATTGCAACAGGGGGCGAAATCATAGATAGTGTAGCAAAATATAACACAAACATGTGAGCCCATATGTCAGTAAATCCAGCATCTATAAGTGCTGGGGCAGTAATTAACGCAACCACAACATACGCAGCTCCAGTAGGCATTCCCAATCCCAGAATAATACTTAGAAGAGCCGTTACGATTAAAAGAAGTGTTGTGCTGTTGTCTGATAAAGTTAATAAAATATCTGTTATTAGATAGACTAATCCAGTTTGATCAAGGATACCAATCATACAACCAATTCCAGCTCCTAATATAATCATACCATGCATTGCCTCACCTATCTTCTCAGCACATACTTTAGCGTCAGGAAATTGTAATTTTCTAGGTTCGTAATTTGTTTTAACTTCTCCCTTTGGACACTTGATCAAAAGCAAAAGGTAGAACGCAACTGCTGGTAGTGATGCATAATAAACAACGTCCCAATATCCTATATTAAGAAGTTCTGCCATTATGAAAGCAGCTGCACCCATAATTGGAGGCAATAACTGACCACCAGTTGATGCAACTGATTCGTAGGCAGCTGCTAATCGTGGGGAATATCCAACACTTTTCATTAGTGGTATGGTAACTTGACCTGTACTCATAACATTTGCAAGAGCAGAACCAGATACACTACCAAATATACTTGATGACAGAATAGCAATTCGACCAGGCGATTTAACGTATTTCAACACATATTTTATTATTAAATCTACAAGTCCTGTGTTAAGAACGATAATTCCTAATGCAACAAACAAGAAGACCATACCTGTTATAATATTCAAGATCATTCCCAACATTGCTGTTGAGTCAATTGCAAGGTGTACAATTATATCTTTGTAGTCTTGACCTGTACCATTATAGACAAAGGGCAATAGTAGAAATGTAATCAAAAGCCCTGTGAAGGCCTTTCCATTTGTTTTAAAAGAACCTATGATGACAAATAAAAGAAGTGGTATCGCAAAACTGAGCACCATAATTTTTTGATTGTCAACGTACACATCTGCAAAATACGGAAAAAAATACGATAGACCAAATCCGCCTAATAAAAGGGGTATGGAAAATTTTGGAAAGGCTATTGCTAGTGCAGTCCAGATGAATATAATATTCTTCTGTTCGTCATACAAGGCTAAACCGATGTGGGATTCCACATCGGCTGCGCCAAGTAACAAAATACAGGTTAGGAAAACCCTAATTAAGTTTAAGTTCTTCATAAGCTCTCAATGCGCCGGGGTGTACTGGTACACCTAGTTCCTTAGAGCCCTGTGCTATTTTTGTAGGATCAAAGTTTCTGGTTAATCCACTTCCTTTGAATGTACTCGCATATTTGTGAAGACCCTTTACCGCATTGTAAACGTGATCTTCTGAAACATGCGAACCAGCATACAGTACAAAGTTAAATCCGATTGTAGTGGTTGGTTCCTTGATATACGGAAATTTAGGGTTAGGTTTTACTTCAACAGGAAAATAACCAGGCATTTTACCAAAGGTGTTATCCCATCGTTTACCGTTAGGTACACTAATTGTTTTAACGCCTCCAGGCCAAGCTTGTTGCCACTGTTTCATAAAACCAGCACCAATAACACCCAATGACCAATCAGTTTGTTTCTGAGTCATCTTTTTGATCATTTGACCAGTTGATGTAATTGGAACAGCCTTA